CCAATCCCACCTCAGTTTGCAGACCTCCTGCTCGCGGCAGCCCGTGTTCACCTTGAACAGGGCCATTCGCTGCAGATGGTCCGGCAACTCACCGAAGAGAATCGACTGCTCGTCCCACGACATGGGGTAGGGCTTACGACTGGCTCTCTTCTCCTCCAGCTTGGCCAGCAGCGGAATGCTGTCGAGCCAGGGCCTGCGCTCTTCGTCCCGCCATTTCCGGCAAGCCAGCGACAGAACGCGAATCACACGCTCGATCGCGATGTTGACCGTTCTGTTGCTGACTGCCTTCCTCACCTTCCCATCCGGCAAGTCTCCGTCCGTCTGCCGGTCCCGAATGAACGGGGCCAGCGCCTGGTCGTCGATGTGCGTCAGCGGCAGGTCGCCCAGGTATGGGTCCAGTTGCTGCAAGCACAAAGCCGTAAGTTTGATTGACGGCTGATCCTTGTGCTCGAGCAAGTACCTGGTGGCCGCCTCGCGGAACGTCCGCATCTGCCGGATGCCATACACCTTGCGCTGCCGGATCTGCTCCAGGCGGTGAATCAGGTACTTTTCTGCTTCCGCCCGGTCACCAACTCCAGTGCTTTCGTAAAGTCTCTCTCCGTTGATCTTCTTGTCGATGTGCCAGATGCCGTTCCTTTGGGAAAGGCCTGTGATTGTCTTTCGCGCCATCCCTTATCTCCTGATGGGCGCTCGCTGCCGGGTGATTGTCGTCCCTGAGCGCCTTCTTTCGCAATTGCCATAGCCTGGATGTAGTCGTTCACCCAGGCGTCCAGCTCTTCCCGGTCAAAGCCGATGCCGCGCTCCCCGATTGGGAATTCGCTCACATACGGCCTGACGGTCTTGTTAAATTCAGCCCGGCACATGCCGAGGTACTGCGGGGCTTCGCCGGCGCGGATAATGCGCGGCAGAATGCGTGCGGCAGGTGCCGCGCTGGCGTTCGCCATGGGATGGTCTCCACGCCGCCGGTGGCGGCAGGTTGGACTATGGATAATTCATTGGCTCGCGGATAATCTCCGGCTTCGTTTCTGGAGCCAGGGGGTCGCATGTCGAATGGAATTAAATGGTGTGCAGTGATACTGCTGACCTTTGCAATCGCGGGATGTGGCAGCCAGCGCGTGAGCTACGCGCCATCTGCTACACAATTCAGTGATCGTCAGCAGGCGGCCGATTTAGTCGAGCAGGCTTTTTTTGAGGACTACGGAAAGAAATTCCGACCCCAGTCTGTGTTGATCACCGACAAGGTCATCATCTTGTCGGACGGCGTGATTTCGGAGGCTACGGGGTTTGCTTCTGCTGCGCCCCTCGGCTCGGGCGCTTTCGCTGCCGGCAGCAGCACGAGTGTGATGAGAGACGCCAGCAGGCGTATTTACCTGAATTCCATCGACGATATTTCCATCTACCAAAAGCGGGGCAGGTCCAGTCGCTTCACCGTGGTAATTCGCGGGCAAGACGGCAGAGAGCTTGGTTCAATCCGGACTGGCAGCCTGGAGCGAGCGCAGCGATTCAGTGATGCACTGACTTACCTAAAGAGCTCGCCCAAGCAGTGATCCTTGTCCGCGCATGTCGGCGGGCTTGAGTTGTAGGAGGAGGGGTTAGGCTTTGTACTGCTGGCGGATGCGGCGGGCGATGTCGCGGAGCTGGAAGTCTCGAACATCTGGTTGTTGTCCCGGCGCGAAACGACCGGGGACCTGGTGACGTTGCGCCCACCAAGGATCCAGGCGGCCAGCAAAATCAGGCCGGATTCGAGCTGGCGCCGGAGCCAGCCTTTGCGCGGGATCATCGCGGCCCCCTGTAGATCAGGTAGGCCATGTACATCAGGGGCAGGATCATTGGCATAGCTCCTTCGGCACCTGGGCGGTATCGCCGAGCCTGGCGGCGACGATGGCGCGACAGGCGGCGATAAGGTGTGTTGAACCGTCCGCGTCGCCCGAGAGGTCATTCAGGCCGGTGACGGCAAAGAATGAGTCCGAGTAAAGGCCGAAGCCTACTCGGTACTTCTCGATCAGATCCCCGCCCGACGCCCAGTCTTCCCACGGGTTGTAGCGCTCGGTACGCTCGGTCACCGTTGCACGGTACCGGGCGAACACGCGCCAGGGGTTTCCGTACTCCGGCGGCGCCAAGAACACGTCCAGATCCTCCGCCTTGCCGACGGCCCACCCCAGGGCCTCGCCGGCCAGGTCTGCCGTCTTCACTTCGATCAGGTCGGTCATGCCTTTGCCTGCTTTCCGTAGCCCTGGTCGATCAGGAATGTGGCCAGCCTGAAATGCCGCTCGCATGGGGCCCGGTGATCCTGATAAGCCGATATGTCATCAGCCAGCTCGGCAATTTCGACCTTGCGGGCTTCTTCTGCGCGTTGTTCTGGTGTTCGGTACGGGCGCACCATGCCCCCGCCTTCTCGGTAGCAGGCAGAAAACTGCTCCGTCTTCACGACGATGAAATCATCACCCTCTGGTTGCACGCCGCGATAAATCACGTTCCCGTGATGCCAGAACTTCTTGTCCTCGACGGCAAAGGTGCATTCCACATCAGCGCCAAGCGGCGGCAGACCTTCGCCATCCCACTCGACAGGTTTGACGATGCAGCGCCAGGGCGAATACGCCTGGCAGCCCTCGGGCCCGTAAGTGAAATGGTCGCGCACGCTGCCATCAGGGTTAATAGCCCACACCTCGCGCGCCACACCGTCTTCCACTCGCCAGAACACAGGTCGGTTATTTGGGGTGGCTGCTGGCTGGTACTGGTTCGCGCCTGTCGGTGCCTTGCTCCAATCAATCTCTGTCACAGCTGATACCTCTCATCAATCCAGCGCCCAGGCGCCAGTGCGGGTGTAGGTTCGGGTTGTGTTTCGTGCGGGGAGAGCTGGCGCTCGTTGCCGACCTGCAGCTGGCTGTCGGGGATGCAGCTGATGCCGACCCCGTTGAGCAGGTAGCAGGTGACGCCGCGCTGGCTGTCGTGCTGCACGTCGATGACGTTCTCGGTTGCGCTGGCGCCGGTGGCCAGCAGCAGGAGGCAGAGGGCGAGGCGGGTCATTCTTTCACCTCGATCGTCACGTCGTCATGAATCCACTCGATGTCGAGCAGCTCGTCCTCAGTGATCTGGTCCTTCTTGCCGCGGGCCTTGGCATGGCCCTGGCAGCAGGGTGAGGCGAGCAGGATGTCGTGTGTCGGCACTTGTTCCCAGCGGGCCTGGTGCAGGTCCTGGCAGACGTGCTGCGTTTCGGGTGGTTAGCGCTGTGCCATTCAACGGCCACCGGCCAGTGGTTTGCCGCCCAGAGAACCTGGACGCCTGCGGCGCGCGCGCCGGTGCTCCATCCGCCGAGGCCGGCGAACAGGTCGATTGCTGTGGGCATGGAGATACCTCGCCGCTATATTTAATTGGGCTCGTAAGGAGGTTGCGTGAATGATGTTCTACTGGAGAATCAGGAAGTACCTTCCTGGCGCCGTGCGGTATCAGATAGAGATCAGGCGCTGTCGTGCAGCTCAAGAAAGACTGGACAGGAAAAGGCCTCCTAGCAACTCCGCGCTTGAAAGTGGCGCGGTCAACCAATACGTTCAAGATTGGTCTGAGCTGCATCAGTGGCGCCGGGACCTGATCACACGTGAGTATCGGCGAAAGTTAGACCGCCTATCAGTTCCAATGCCAAGTTACGACGACGACCGTTATTGGGAGATCGTTGACTGCGTGCTAACCGGCGAAGAAATTCGCTGCCTTACCACCGAAGGTGAGATCGCAGCCAAGGCAGCTCTTAGGGAAGAGCAAAAGCACCGTCGTGAGGTCAAAGCATTTTGGCTCACATGGATCACAGGACTAGGCGGCACTCTCATTGGGGTTATTTCCGTCTGGCCTAAGTAACTGACGCAGAACCAAGCAACCTTTGCCGCTTCAGGTTTCCAGTCCGCCTAACTGCATCCCAGGCGCCGCACTGGCCGGGGTGGGCTTATAGGGCGAAGTGGTTTATTGGTTCAACCTCAATTCAGGAGGCTGTATGGATACAAACAAGTTGCTCAAATTTCTGATCGTCACCAACTTGGTCACGCTGTTGCTCGCTGGGGCGTCCGCATACTTCGCCATGGAGGCAAAGGACTCGGCAGATGACGCCTACTCGGCGGCAGAGTCGGCAAGCAGCTACGCAAGCAACGTGGAAGACATCCTCAACAGCCGATGAAGTCGGCAGCGGTACGCCGTGGAGGCGTTATCGTTGAATAGGGGAAGGCGCTGGCGGGCAGCGCGGCGGAAAACCCACAAGAGGAAGGGCGGTCAGAAGAGGCGGATTTTTAAAGGTGCATAGCGAGACAGGAGCAACGGTTTACTCTTGCATGCTTGGAGCACCTTATGAAGAACTTACTCTTGATTGCCCGGAGTCTTTGGCTTCTTTCGCTTGCAGCGTTGAATTTCGTCAAGGCTTACGGATTGATTCTGAAGCTGGTAGGCGCTGCATAGATCTGGCGGGCAGCGCCGGAGGTTCAGGCCCGACGGACCTTGAAGCCGAACATGCACTCGATGTCGTGGTACTCGCACCGCTCGTAGGCCTTGTACTTGGCCTGCGAGGGCGTGCTGGCGAAGACATCGACGATGGTTCGATTGGTGATGTCCCACCAGTCCCATCCGGCCACCAGCACTTGGTAGCGTTTAAGCGGCAGCCTCTCAGCCATTTCGCCGTACTGCATTTTTTGCAGGTCGGGTGGTAGTTGCGGATGCGCTTCTTCGGGTCGCTGTCGAGGATGACGCCGATGTAGTGGACGCGGTCGGCCATGATCACGCCTGGCTCGCCATTGGCGATGACGCGACGCCCAATCTCGGCCGGTACGTCGTAGTGGCGGCGAACGTAGTCGCAGTTGTAGTTGCTCATGGCTTTCTCCATGCATGCGCCGCCCTCCGTGCTGGTGGCGGCATGGTGGCAATTTGGTCCCGGATAAGGTATGTAGTGCGTCCGTTATTCGGTATGGATGCTTTAGGTGGGCGGTATGGAAAAAAATTGGTTTCTTCTGAGGGTTGAAGACCTCGGATACTTGAATTTAATGGGCATTTCGAGAAGTGGCGAGCAGGTGCGAGATGGACTTGCAACGTTTGCAACTACGCCGTTGTCCTGTTACATGGTTTCTATTGCTGTATTTGTATTGTTGTCGGGGATTCTTTTCTACATCACCCGCTTGTACGAATTTAGGCTTGCTAATTTTTGGAAGGTTGCTATCGTGCTGTTTGTGGTGACCTGCGTATATGGGTCATTTTTTGTGATGCTTCTCTGGCAGGTTCCTTTTGGTGAAATTCCATCGAAGCTGCGCGAAGGAACTTTTGGTGATAGTTTTGGGACCCTTAATACACTGTTTTCAGGCCTGGCATTCTCGGGTGTTATAATATCTCTATTTTTGCAGCGAAAGGACTTGTCTGCTGCGCGGGAACAGGAAAGGCAGCAGCAGATTGAATCTCAATTTTACAACATGCTTACGTTACAGCAAGCTGTAGTTTCAGGCTTCGATCTACAGAGTCGTCTCAAGGATGGGGAGGTTATCGCCAAGGGGCGAGATTGCTTCAGGGAGTGGTACGGCTCGCTTCGAGAAATTTACTCTCACACTAAAGACTCAGCAGTGTCGGGGTATGGCTTCGCCTACTACCAGTTACGTCAAGTTCATGCCGGTGACTTGGGGTTGTATTTTAGAAGCCTTTACGCGGTCTTTCGTTATGCGTCAGAGTGTGGTCATGAAAAAAAAGAAGCCTTTGGGCGAGTCGCTCGTTCACTTCTTTCGGACTACGAACTGGTGCTTTTGTTCTATAATTGCCTCGGCGAGCATGGAGTTAACTTTAAAGTGTTGAGCTCAGAGTTTTTCTTGTTTGACAATCTAGAGGTGGATCACCTTCTCGATATTGAAGATGTTCTCCAGATTGAGCGAAGGGCTTTTGGTAGAAATGCTAAGGCGTTGAAAATTTTCGATGAGCTAATTGAGAATCGCCAGTCTCATCTACCGTGATTAGTATACCCATGCGGTTCTTCGGGCCGGGTAGTTAAGGTTGGTCCTATCCTGCCATGGTGGCAATTTGGTTTGGGATGGGGTATCACGGGTGACCGGCATAGGGCCGGATCAAGGAGTTTAAATGGCTAAGGTAAGAGTGAAGCGCTTGTCGATTGGGTCCGAGGGTGGGACCGCTCTCTACGATGAGCACACATGTAAGCCGCTGCATGCTGATCAAACTGCCCCAAACGTCTTCAAGGTCACACTGACTGACGGAAATTACGATCATTCAGGCAATGCACTCGATGAAGGTCAATTTGAAATGGATACTGAGGTCGGGTCATTTCATGGGTACGTCGAGAAGCAGATGCCAGGCTTGGGTTTGCCAGAATCTATCGTTCTTACGTTGATAGCTGAGTAAACGGCGCTAAAACCTCATCGCCCGGGTTTTGCTGAATCATCAGCATGCTCTTCCGGTCGAAGGCCATGGCAAGGCGCGCCGAGATGGTGATTTCGTGCCGGGGCGGGGCGAGAAACTTCGCCGCGTGCAGCCTGCCCAGGGCGCGGATGCCGTGGATCAGCGCTTCGATCATCTGGCTGTATGTGGCGTCTGCCCAGCCGCAGATCGCGTTCAGGTGCTGGCCAGTCCGCTTCCTCGCCGATAGCCTCAGTGGCTCAGTCCGCGCCACAGACCGGTGAGCCTCGATTTCGTGGCGCGCGATCCGGAAAAGTGCGTGATGCCCCAGCGCTTCTATGTGATGAAATCATCAGCGTCATCGCCTCGCCCTGTTCCTCGATCCCAGCCCACTCCATCAGTTCCAGCAGGGCCTGCTTAGTCCCTGGTCGAACCTTCAAGCGCAGGTCTTCTTCCTGCAGGCGCTCGGCCTTGGCCCTTCGCTTTTCGTCACGCTGCTGCTGCGTCAGAGCCATCATCGCCTCCATTGCGCACGAAGGTGGCGCCCGGCCCGATGTCGAGAAGGTCGCACACCCGATTGATGATCTTGAGCGCGGCGTCGAACACCTTGGCGTCGTCAGGCTCGCGGGACAGGCGCTTCATGTTTGGCTGGTGCTCGAGGCAGACCTTGTCCACCAGGCGCCTGGCCAGTCTGCGCAGGTGGTCGGCGCTGTCGTGCTCGCGCAGGCTCAGGGCGAAGGTCAGAGCCACATCGTCAGGCCGGTACTGGCCGCCGCTGCGGGTGTTGTACAGCTTCTTGACCGGCCGATTCATCCAGGCCGGCAGGGTTACCACTCCAGAGGGTGCTTTCTGCATGTCTGTGCTCCGTGAGGCCGCTGGGCGGCAGGTGGAATTGTTCTTGCCGCCGGCGCTGGCGGACCAGGTTGCTGAGCCGCCTCATTTCCGTGCGCGAGCCAGCGGAAAATCGATGGCGTTTCGTTCGATGATCTTCACCATGGTTCCGTAGTTGATTCCGAGCCGATCGGATACCTGGGCGCGGTGCAGGCCCTCGTCTCGCAATGCGCAGATACGCTCAACGAGCTTCAGCTCTTCGATGCGCTTCTGGTTGCGATGGATCTGGCGCTCAACCTCGCGCTTGTGGGTTCCTGAGCTCTTCCGCTCAGGCCGGCGGAACACGAAATTCCCTTCTCGTGAGGCCCGGAATAAGGCCTGCTTGGAATATCCGGTGGCCTCGTGAACCTGCTGGCAGGTCACGGTCTTGGCCATCTTGCGGATCTCGGCCAGCTGGGAGAGGCGCTTGACCACGCGCGGGTCTTCTTTCTTTTCCGGCGCCGCGCGGATCACCTCGACATCGCGGTGCGGCCGAGGCGGAACGTATTGGAAGCCATCGAGCACAACGATGCTCCCTCCAGATGTGAAGAAGGCCGCTTTGGCGGCCTCAAGGTCGATTGATGGGTTCATGCTGCCCCCTATGCTGCGATGCCGAGCACCCGATTCATGCGCTCGTCGAGGATTTCGTAAAAGGTCTTCACCCGCTCCGAGAGCTTGCGGATCATCGCTTCGTCCCGGTAGGCGCGCTTCACGAACAGCGGCATGCCCGGCCAGTAGCAGATGAAGTCGATCCACTCGCGCTCCGATACCCACAGGCCGCCCTGGCACTGGGCGACGTGATCCTTGGGGATCTCTCCGCCCAGGATCACATCCACCTGCAGCTTCGGCAGCTTGGTCTTGATCTCGGAAAGGCCCTTGTCGCCTACCAGGGCGTCCGGTGAGTAGCCGATTCCGTGGTTGAGGATGATCCCCACCTCGGTCGTTTCGACCTCCTCGCTGTCGCGGTAGAGGTTGCGAGCAACGCCTTCCAACTCATGGCCGCGCTCTGTATGCCGGTTGCCGCTGAACGGATCGGCCGCTTCGCCGGTGATGCGTTCGCCGATCAGCGTGTTCATGTAGGTGAAGGCGCCGGTACCGAAGCCGGCCTCGCCCTTGCCGTTCACCAGCAGGCAGTCAAGTTCGCTGCAGGTGATGATGCCCAGGCGCAGGTCAAGCCAGGCCTGGGTGCCTTGTTCAACGTCACTGACTATCTGCATTTGCGGCCTCCGCGGCCTTGAGGGCCTTGTTCAGTTGCGCGACCAGGATGTCGTGGCGGCCCTTCGGCACGCACTCGGCTGAGCCGTATTCCCCGATGAACCAGTCGCGAGTCTTCTGGGTGCAGCGGTCGAGCAGGGCGGTGATGCCGGCGGCCTGCACGCTGGTGACGGTCGCCGTTGGAACGGCTGCATGGCCGTCGTCGTCCTCGCCGCGGGTGGTGAGATTGAGCAAGGCGCTCATGACGTAGCGCTTGCCGTAGCTGGTGGACGAACCGACCGCCTGGACCGCGTTCTTGCTGCCGCTGGTGTCGAGCGGCAGGAGCATGGTCGTGCTTTCGCGGTGACCGGCCCGGTGCATCAGGATGCCGGTGACGCTTAGGCCGGCCGGCACGTTCTCGACCTTGAAGGTGATCGCGAAGCCGTGCGTCTGCATGATCGGCTTGATGACGTCGTTGATGTCTTCGAAGGTGGCGTAATCGCTACGCTTCTGGCCATTCACCACAATGGCGCCGCGCTCGGCGATGCTGGGTATGTCGCTCTGCATGGCCGCCATTGCCGCGTTGAATTCAGCCTCGGCATCACGGGCCTGCAGGGGGGCTGTATGTGTACGACTCCAACGGTACCGAGCGTACTGCCGTGGGGAGGCTTACCTGATGGCTGATCTGTACGGGCTCCGGACGCGCGATGCGTCCGGGGCCGTCACCATGGACACGACCATTACCCCAATCCGTTCGCTGAAGATGATGCAGGTAACGGGAGATAATGCACTGGACCAGTACATATCCATACCAGAAATTCAGGCGGCTTCATTTGTAGTCGTGGACGCGCTTTTTGATGGTGGCGATACCGCCACATACAGTCCCCAGGCTTGGTACTCACAAGGCCAGCTGCAACTTCGCAGGTCTTTTAACCAGCAATGGCAGGTTATGATCCTTTCGCAAGGGGGAGAGCCTTTTTCGGCTTCAGGGAGTTACGGGGTGCGAGCCAGCAACAATAATGTCCGCACTCGGATAGACGCTGTAAACAGAGTCCTGACAATCAGATATAACGGCGCGCTCAATCTTGGCCTGCAAGGGCCGGGATCAGGTAACTTTATCCAGTGGGGGCAGGTGAATTTTTCTTCGCCTGTTACTACGTACGAGCGGCCTCTGATTTTTTTCAACGCTGCAGACTACATGATGATTGGCAGCTTGCGGATCATGGGGTCTCCGGGGAACTGGACCGGCTTCAGGATCAAGGCATACCCATCGACGCAGGCGCATGGGAACATCGCAAATTATCCAATGGATATTAAGTGGTTTTGCGCGAGCTACATGACACCAAGTACACCGGCTGGGAATTATGATATTTCTATCAGGGATGCATTGGGAAATCGTCTGTTTCTCACTTCAGCCAACTTGTCTCTGCTCAACAGTCAGCCAGCGACCAACTCATTTTCAACTGCGGGAACACCGATTACCGGAACAGGTTATTACGCGTCCCCAGCACAGATGCCTTGGACTGGCAGCTATAGCGACTATGTACTTGGGAATGCACTTTTTTCGAGTACCAACGTTGGCCAGACAACGCAGCAGGTGAGGCCGAACTTCGGGGGATTCCTATCCGGCAACCGAAGCGTTCTGCAGATGTACTGCGAGAATCACGATGGTATCAACCCCGCCAGCGTCAATGGTCGAACGCTCTTCGCATCTCGTCCCATGAAGCCTCTTTAAGGAACAACCAATGGCAAAGCAAGTCATCAATCTCGGGTCGTCCCCAACAGGTGCTGGCGGCGACGATCGTCGATCTGCCTGGGTGAAGGCTAAGGCGAATTTCAGGAGTTATACAACTGGATAGCCAACGTCTCGCAGGGGGATGACGTAGCCACTGGGTTGCCGGCTTCGCTGCCGGTTGCCAAAGGCGGACCGGGCGGCACTACCCCGGCTGCCGCGCGCACTGGCCTGGGCCTTGGCAGCTCCGCCACCCTAAACACAGGCGCAGCTCAAGGCAACGTAGCGGTTGTCGGGTTTCGAGGGCTTGGAATTCAGGGGCTCACCAAAGCCTCATCCGTCAACGTGCTGCTCAGCGGCTTCGATGCCTACGACAACACTGTTACCTCCTATTCCCCATCGACCTACGGCTCCATGCTCACAATGGGGTTTCCCTTTGGAGACTGGGCGGGGCAGTTATTCATTAGCTGCACACCGCAAAGCAAGGCGTGGATTCGTGGCGGCTCTCAGACAAATGCGCCGTTCTACGAGATCTACACAACTGGCAACACCACCCGCGGTTCCGGCGGGGCCCTTTCCGCCGCTTCTCCGATTCTGCGAATTGCCGATGTCCTCCGGTCCGAGCGGCGCGATCTGCTCGAGCAGACCTTCGAGTCGGCTGGGGCGTATGGCGTTGCGAACGATGAAGCTCGCGGGGTGACGGTTGAGCGTTCCGACGTGGGGGTTTACGTGATCACCGGCAGCCTGGGCCTGGCGCTCGAGGGCTGGCGGATCCAAGACCCTTGCTCACCTGAAGGCGGCCGTATGCTCGGCATCACCCAGAGCGAGCAGGATAGCCAGGGAGTGATAACCCTGCGGCTCTACAAGCAGCGCTGGACGCTGGACGAGGAGGGCGAAATGCATCTGGGCCCTGGCGCGCCGATGGATGTGCCCTTGAACAGCTGGATTGACGTTCGCCTTGAGATGCCGGCCAAGCCCGACCCGGACGTGCCGGAAGATCAGCCCGCCTGATCTGCACCAACCCTACCGACCGCCGCCTGGCGGTATTTTGATCATCGACGAGGGCGTGCGGAGGGCGCTGGCATGAAGTCATGGGCGATCAGGTCATTGTTGCTGCTGGCGCTATTGGGATCCTACTGGCTGATGTACCAGCACGGCCGGGCGGTAGAGCGCGCCAGCGCGGGAGCAGCTGCAGCAAAGAAAGACAGAGGCGATCGGCTGGCCGAAGTGTTCGGCGAGCGCGGCGCCCGCCAGGAAGAACAACGACGCGCCCAGGCGCAGGAGGAGGCGCGAGCCCATGCACAGGAAGAACGAACGATTGCTGATGCTGGCGCTGCTGGCGCCGATGCTGCTGGCCAGCGGCTGCGCGACGAAGCAGGAAAGCTCGCCGCCACCATCAGTTGCCCCGGCCCGGATACCGCCGCTGTCGCCCGAGGCCAGGCAGCCACCCGCGCCGCCATGGTGCTCTCCGAGCTGCTCACACGGGCTGATGCTCGAGCGGGAGAGCTGGCGAAAGTTTATGACCGTGCCCGAATAGCCGGGCAGCAGTGTGAGCGGGAACACGACAGCTTGAACAGAACGCCTACTTTTTCGGACTAACTACTAGCGGATAAATCTCGTCGCTTGCGGGAGCGAAGGATTTTTGTTAAAAAAGTGCCTCACAACTCAATGGAATGAGTAAATGCCCACTGCAAATGTTGATTTTGGTCGCCGCAATAGCGCCGAGGTCTACTGGTTGTACAGAGCATTTACGCTTGCGAAGGATCGAAAATGTCATCAAAAATGCTTGGTTCTCTTGTGGCTATGTTTTTGGGCTTGAGTGGTATAGCTCATGCTGATACGGCCTCTAAGCAGAGCGACTGCTGTCGAATTAAAGTCGGTGGTTCCGCGCTGGATTCTGTCAATGAGTTGAATGGGGCGGGCGTTCCATCTGTTGGGGTGGCAGCTTATAATGGTGGGGAAAGAATTACTTTCAGCACTTTAAAGTCTTTGGCTCCTATAGATGCGAATGGCGTGACGAGAGTTTTAACTGCGAACGTTGGGGCGTCAAGTAACGCACTTGGTGACTTTAACTTCAAGCAGGTATCAAGCCAGGAAATTTACTTTGGGGAGTGGTCTCGGGAAGGGATTAAAAACGATCCAACGCGAACTGTTTACTATGTTGGTGATAATGGTGGTCGAGTGCTGCCCACTACAAACGTGACCTATGCTGTACAGGGTATTAGCCAATACTCGGGAGCAAATATGCTCCAAGGTGAACTCAGCGCAAGTTTCGGAGCAGCCGTTCCCTCTGTTACTGGCTCGCTGGCCAATAATTCTCTTAAAGTTGAAATTGATGCTGTCCTTAATAAGTCCGCGGCTTTATTTGAAGGTGCAGCAGTTGCATACGATCCTTCAACAAATGAACAACTTTCACGTGGCTCGTCCAAAGGCAGTTTTTTCGGCGCAGGCGCTGCAGCATCCGTGGCCGGCGTAGCATATTTTGGTAATCGCGATTATGATGTGGCTTTCGGCGGTGTGAAGAAATAAATCTCAGCTCAGATTTTGCGAGCGCTCAAAAATTGGGCGCTTGCGATAGGTTTTCCAAAAACTTCTGATGATGCTTGTAATGTAATTTCGGTGAGTCAAGTAATGCCGCAGGTTCCTCGTCCACAGGTTTTTCTGTTGCTAATTTTTGCGGCGCTCTTTATGGCAGCAGTACAGGCAGATCAAGACACTAACTTGCGTCTCAATCAAGGGATTGATTACCGCGCTAGTCGTCAGGATCGTCATCTCCTTGATGAAAGTGTCAGTACAACGCTTGTCATTGATGGTCAGCCCTACCTAGTGGGGAATAACCTCAATGACGTGGGACGGGCACTTTATGTTTCGGTTCAACGGCAGCAATGGGCCGACGCTTTCAAGCTCCGCGCGCGCTACGTCGCATTGCCAGGCCATGACATTATGCTTTTGGCGTATGCCGACGGCGCTCTTGCTCGGGCTGCCGGGCATTTGGGTCAGGCAGAGTTCCATTACCGGAAGTTGCTTGAAATGCAGGCCGATTTCCTACCCGGCCAACTTGAGCTGGCCCGGGTGTTGTTCGAGAACCATAAAGATCGTGAGTCGGCTGCCGCTTTTCGACAGATCAAGCTAACCATAGACTCTGATGATGCGCATAATAATGGCCTGCTAAATACCATCAATAGCTTTACTGATGCACTGGCACACCGCGAGCAATGGCAGGGTTCACTTGCTGTCGGGCCGACTTGGGCTGACAATCTTAATCGGTCTTCGGAGAGCAGGACTACGTATAGACTGGAATCCAGTGAAGGTATCTATGTAGTTGAGCGTAGAATGCCTGAGGCTGTGTCTGGTTATGGGACGGACTATGAGGCCGCTCTCAATAAGCGTGTCGCGCTTTCCGGGCATCATGGCGTTTTCGCAAGAGTCTTGGCTTACGGCCAAGCTTATAATAGGCAAGGCAAATACAACGAGGACACGCTGACAAGCAGTACTGGCTATAGCTATCAAGATGCATACAGTCAGTACAGCTTCGGTCCATCATTTGAATACAATCGTTTGGGCAGTGAGCCAATGTATAGCGCATGGGGCTTGTGTGGCGATTGGGTACGAAACCTCAGTGCTACGCGCTTGATAAAGTTGGAGGCAGAATACAAAGAATTAGTTTATCGCGGTCAGTACGGTAAAACCTATGACGGCGGAACGACCGCATTATACGCTACTGTTTGGCAGGTATTACCTCGACGGTGGGTACTGTTCGGGGGTGGTGACTTGACTAGGCGTGGTTCCGAGGATGATACAGAGGCGTACATTCAAAAAGGTTTACGTTTTGGTGTGGCTAAGGAATTTGACATAGGTATTAGTGCAGTGCTCTTCGCATCTTGGCGTATACGGCAATATGATGCTTACAGCGCCCTTCTGGACTCCCGGCGCCATGAGCTGGAAAAGGGTTACACTATCATCGCGCGGGTACCGCAGTTAGCGTATCATGGATTTGTACCGGGTCTGACGGTGAAGTACAGCGAAGTGCAAAGTAATGTGTCCTGGCTTTATAATTACGAGCGCAGTAGCGTCAGTATCAAGCTTGAAAAGCAGTTCTAAACCATGCCGGCGCTTCAGCCACTCATATATCGGGCTGGCATACTACGAAGCTTGGACCCCAGGGACTGCCTGCTGCAGAGGGGGAGAGCCTGCACCTTCTGGCACAGTACTATTTCAGGTTGTCTCCGGCTACCGGCTACCGGCTACCGGCTACCGGCTACGAGTCGTGGCCCAGGCCCGCGACAATGATCTTCCTCCATTGCACTAGATCCGCTGATCGGCAATTGCCCACAGCGCGGCCCGTCTATACGATGCTGTTTTTTTATACAGTATTGGTGCCCCATGTATTTCCTCCTCGTTCGCCGCCGCGTGAATGGCGTGGCCATCCCTTCCGATCAGCTCAGGAAGATCAAAGCACTGCGCGCCGACATCCACATCGGGGACCACCAGAGTGAGCCATTAGGCCGTGTGGCCACCCAGGCTTGGGTGTTCAACCCGACGCCCGGGCCGGACATCATCCGCGCCTGCATGACGCCAAGGTCAACGGCATGGCCCAACTCGGCATGAACATCAATGGGGTGGAAGACATCGACGGCGTGCTCTATGCGCAGTCGTGGTGGTGCAGGACGCAAGGATGAGTA